ATCTACCAGATTCGCCAAGACAAGTTCTTATCTATACAGACTTTGGTGGTAGGTATGTTGGATGCTATAATGGTGATGCATGGTTCTCTTACGGTTTTAATACTGGTGAGGAAGATAGCCGTGACTTAGTTGTCACTCATTGGCAAGAATTGCCAGATATTCCTAAGGAGGAGACTTATTAATGGCACGATATTTTAAGGTTATCGAAATTGGACGAGACGATTTCGTTTCCAAAATGGGGGACGATTTGGATTGCTGCCAGCTTGCTGCGAACATTGACGGAATTTGTTACGTAGCTGTTGATGATGAGCAAGAAGATGAAATCAATATTGACATCGATTGCTTATAAGCAATGCTTATATATGCAAAACTGGAAAGGAAAACAAAGAATGCCAAATACAGAGAAGCTTGCTCACTGGATTAGACATGATCCGGATGAAAAGCAAATGAAGGCTTTCCACGAACTTGGTTTTGGAACGTCGATGGGAACAAAGAGCATTTACTATACTTGTTCAAATTGTAATAGCTGGGTGTCTCTGACTTATAATTATTGTCCAAATTGCGGATGTAGAAAGGAAAAGACTATGACTAACAAAGAAAGGAAGCAGACCGGTCTATTGCATTCTGCGGATGAACTGAAACGGCTCATTTTAGAGCACCAAGAGTTGCCGATTTTGGTACTTGCCGGAGATAACGCGAACATTGGCGACTATGGCTTTATGAGTTGTAGTCGTGTACGCGCACAAGAAGGCGAGTTTCTTGATTGTAAGCAGAAAATCGACGCGTGCAAGTGCTACACAGATAGGGATGACTTTGAAGACGATGTAGCAGATTTTTTGGCTGGTGAAGAACAGTATAGAGATTTGCCAGACGATGAATTTAATTCCCTCGTAGAGCGAACGGTCAATGAGTACGATGATTTTTGGAAGCCCTGCATTCTATTGCTGGTAGACAATTGAGAAAAAATATGAGAATTCCAAAAGACATTGAGTGTGCGAACGACATCCATTTTTTCATTACCCGTCAGAAACGGTAGAATATTAAAGGAGAAAAAATAATGACTAACAAAGAAAGAAAGCCGAGTGGCCTATTACATTCAGCAGATGAGCTTAAACAACTCATTGCAGAAAACCCGGATTTGCCTATCGTGGTGTTTGCAGGAGACGACACAAACACAGGTGACTATACCTATATGAGCTGCAACTATGTAAGCGCAACAAAGGGAGAATTTCTTGACTGCGACCAACAAATTGACGAATGTAGGTGCTATACGGACAAAGATGATTTTGAAGATGATGTCTATACTGTTCTCGAAGGAGAAGAGCGGTATGATAACTTATCGGACGAAGAGTTTGATTCTGTCGTGAAACAAAAGATTGCCGAGTACGATGCATTCTGGAAACCATGTATCATCTTGTATGTAGACCATGTAGGGCATTAAGGAGAAAAATATGCGTATTCCAAAATACATTGATGAAGCATTGCGGAAAAGAGCAAATGCGGCTTTTAGTTTTATACAAAATGACGCTATTGTTTCAGCATTCATTGAGAAAAACAGAATTGAGCTCGACACAATGCACTATGGATTAGGTTGTGAATCTATTTTGAATCCAGATAGCAGCGCAAACGCTGTGCGAGAAGCTATCTTAGCACATAAAAAATAACAAGGAGAATAAGAATGAGTTGGATTAGTGGAGAATTCGTTATTGATTCGATCAGTCAACAATCCCTTGCAAAAGCAAGAGCACAAATCGTTGGTCAGGTGAGACACAATGCGGACCTTGAAGAGTTTTCAAATATGGGGGAAGATATTGGTAATATCACACCGATTTATCCGCCTGAAAGTTGTTGTAAGAGCTTGCAATCAGCAGAAGAATGGTACGAAAAAAGTTATGCAGCTTTTCACAGACCATATCAGAAATGTATTCCTTTTCTCGATACGGACAGTCTGCCGAACAATAAGCGGCTTCTGACGCTGGAGAAACGACTTCAAGACGAAATGTCCAAGCGACATGCATATTACAATGCACACAATGTGCAAAATTTGCAGGCTAAGTACATTAGTTGCAAACGTTGTGGATCCAAAGTCAATAAAGACTACATTCACAATAACAGTTGCCCAGTGTGTCTCAACAATATGTTGTCTGATACAGTACAGAAGCGACTGGATGCGTTCAACGCCCGAATTGACGGCTTAAAGGCTTCCATTGTTGCCGAAAAAGAAAGACGCGCTGCAAAGGCGCCTACGCGATATTTAGTCGTGTATTGTGAGTATGTAGGTTAATAACAAAACAAAAGAGCCCGCTGCAAAGCGAGCTCTTTTTTGTGTACCTACAGAAAGTTTGACAAGGTACGCCTGTGGGAGTATAATATTGGTGTGAGGTGATAATATGAAAACGCTATATCATGGTTCAAAAGATATTGTCAAAGTTCCTGTATACGGAAAAGGAAAGCAGTATAACGATTATGGGCTCGGTTTCTACTGCACAGAGGATTTAGATCTTGCTATGGAATGGGCAGTTGATTTGGACCGCAATGGATATGCAAATCAATATGAAATTGACGAATCACAATTGTCAATATTAGATCTGAATGATGAGCATTTTACTTTTTTGCATTGGCTTGCTGTGTTATTAGAAAACAGGCGCTTTACTGTAAATACACCTCTTGCGGTAGAAGCAAAAGAGTATATTTTGCATAATTTTCACGTGAATTATCAAGACTGTGATGTGATTGTCGGATACAGAGCCGACGACAGTTATTTTGCTTTTGCACAGGATTTTTTAAGCGGCATGATTTCTTACAGGCAATTAAGTAACGCAATGAAATTTGGCAACTTGGGACAGCAATTTGTACTAAAAAGCAAAAAGGCATTCTCGTTATTAAAATATGTAGATAATCACTACGCTGATGCTGACACGTGGTTTGCACAAAAGGAAAGTCGTGACAAATTAGCTCGCCGAGAATACTTCGATGCAGAAAGGAACAAAAGACAAAGAGGGGATTTATACATTACACAAATTTTGGATGAAAGGATGACTGCAGATGATCCACGCCTACGATGAAACATATTTAGAACAAGCAAGAACAATGTTAGGAACAATGCTGGATTTTGCTGTGCATGACTTAAAGTACAATATTCAGGATTTTTATACACTGTTTTGTGAGTCAAAGTTTGCCAAAGCGTTTGAGACAGGAAGCTCGGCTTTGATTGCAGGTAAATCTGGCGTAGAACTGGCTTATGATATAGTTGGAAACAGCGATACCGAACCGAAATTTGCTATGAACAGAAGTCCGGAATATTGGACCGGGTGGGCACTTGCTTATTATCAGTGGTACACTGCCTTATCATTTGAACAAATCAATGCCTTTATTTCAATTAAAGATATTGTAAAAATGTATCCCAAATATCACGAAATGGATATTATGCAGTTTGTTGACAGTTTGGATCGTCTATATGCGCAGAAAAATCCGGATTCCAACTTAAAGATAAGAAGAATTGCTGCCGGATTGACACAAAGCCAACTTGCCAAATACTCAAAAGTGCCTTTAAGGACAATACAACAGTACGAACAAAGGCGCAAGAATATCAATATAGCAAAGGCAGATACGGTGGCCGCATTGGCACAGGCGTTATCTTGCAAAATTAAAGATTTGTTCGAAATCACATTGTAGTGCATGCGGACGACTGGCCCAGCTTTGCGAACGGTTGGCTGCATGATTTTACTCGAAATTATAAAGTTAACTTCGATTGCAGCTGCTGATGATCAGTGGCTGCTTTTCTTACGCTTATTACAAAAAAGTTATAAATTTGAAAGGAGAAAAAGAGATGATTGACTTTGAAGTAAGAGAAAATGATGTAATGTTGAAAGCAAAAGATAATGTTATTAAAAAAAGGTGATCCGTTCGGATCTTTTTTGTTGTTTCTTGGCTGAATGTAATTAAACATTGAAATATAATATTTCAATATTGATATTAGTGTTGACTGTTTTGCCTATATTGTGATATAATAATAACAGAGAAAGATAATTATGTGTTCTTGAAAGGGTGAGTTTATGCATACTCCAGTTGTGAGAATTGTTGGTCTCGACATTTGTGATCTAAAAAATGTTAAGCACGGTCTTCTAAAATTAGAAGGTACAGAACCCCAGCATAATGCGAGCATTCTTGGACTTTATGGCCAAAATGGATCTGGAAAAACGGCTTTAATTGATGCCTTAGAATTGCTTAGGCTTCTTCTGACCGGATCTCCCGTGCCAAATTATTTTGCGGATTTGGTTTATGTGGGGAGCCGTTATTCGAAAATCCAATATACATTTGAAATCAACGGTGGAGATAACGAGCATGTAATTTTTGTTGTTTACGAAGTAAAGATCTCTCAAGAAGTAAATGAAGAAACTCAAAATGTTGATTCACAGCCAGATGCGGAGTCAAACCATGTTGTGGTCTTTGATGAAGTACTTTCTTGCGTCCAAAACATTCCGGAAAAAAGATCCAGGCTGCATCCGGTAATTGATACTGGTGTTGATGATAATAAAGTGTTTATTCCAGTTGTACAAAGAGACATGATTGTAGGCAAGGAAAAATCAGTGCTTACGGATCTGATTGTTGCAAAGCATTTGACACGTGCAACTTCTCGTTCTTTTGTGTTTTCTCGTGAGTTCTTGAATATAATGCGAAAGAATTGTGCGAATGATATGGTACGTGGCGTCCTAGAAAGCCTCGTGACTTATGGTAATCGGCAGCTTTTTGTTATTAATACAACAAATACGGCGCTGATTAGCATGGATGCATTGCCGATTTCATTTAAGTATCGTGATGGAGATAAAGAAATTGTTGGCAGCGTTTTATTAAAGCTAAACGGAGCTTCTCTCATTCCGGAATTTGCGCTTGATACTGTAAAAAAAGTAATCAGTAGTATGAATATTGTTTTACAACAGTTGATTCCTGGGCTAATTATCGATTTGATGATATTGGATTCTCAGATATTAAAAAATGGGAATAAGGGTGTTAATATTCAGTTGATGGCGAAGAGGGAACAAAAAGAAATCCCGCTCAAATATGAATCTGAGGGCATCAGAAAACTGATTTCTGTTTTGCAACTTCTTATCGTCGTGTATAATAAGCCTTCAATTACCGTTGCAATCGATGAGCTCGATTCTGGGATTTTTGAGTATTTGCTTGGAGAAATTCTGAGGGTTATTGCAGAACAGGGAAAGGGGCAACTAATATTTACTTCGCATAATCTAAGACCGTTGGAGACTCTGGATAAGCGTTTTATCGCCTTCACAACTACTAATCCAGAAAATCGCTATATGCGAATGGCTTATGTTAAATCCACAAACAATTTGCGCAACTGTTATTATCACGATTTGTTACTTGGCGGGCAAAGTGAGCCGTTATACAATTCTACGAATAACAGCGAGATTGCTTTGGCTTTCAGGGAGGCTAATCATGCATCCGAACCGTAAGAAAATTGTTTTGGTTATTGTCGAAGGTCCTTCTGATGAAACCGCGCTTGGCGTTATTATGAATCGTTTGTTTAGGCAGAATGAGGTGATTGTTCACGTTATGAGATCGGATATAACCTCTGAGCTATCGACTACGCCAGGAAATATTGTCTCCAAGATCAATATGTCTATTCGCTCTCGCTTCGGTGCTTCGTTTAAAAGCGGTGACTTTTTGCGTATTATTCACATTGTTGATACAGATGGTGCGTTTGTGGATGAAAGTGCTGTTGTACAAGACGAAGGTTCATTGAAAACTGAATATACAATTAAAGAAATTCACACAAAAAACAGAGAAAAAATTCTTGAGCGAAATGTTAGAAAAAGCAAAAATCTAAAGAAACTTCTTTCTGTTTCGAATATACACAGTATTCCGTACAATGTTTTCTATATGTCTTGCAATTTAGATCACGTGCTATACAATAAGATGAACTCTTCAGATGAAGCAAAAGAAAATGATTCG